TTATACCCCCAAACTCTTCAACTTCCTGACTTTCTTTGAGAGTTCATTTGCAAACACAAAGGATGGTCTATGAGTTGTAACATCAATCTTGACTGGTTTCTGGTTGAACCAATCAACAATTCTACTTCTGACAGCCTCTGTCCTTGCATTTTTACCTGCCTCTTTAGAGGCTCTTTTCTCCATGTCCTCAATATCCCAAAGAACTCTGTTCCATCCCTTCTTATACATGAAGTTCTCAAGGTCTCCCCAAGACTTGAACCTTTTTTTGACCATATTACTATCCAATGGCTATGGCTTTATATAGGTTCTTAACAGTAATTGCAACATCCATCAAAATAAGGGTTTGACCCCAGTATTCCCTCATCCTTTCAATACCATCCTTTAAGAAGGACTACAGCAATGAGGACTACCATAGCAATGAGGAATGCAATGACCCAAAGCCAAACATTGAACTCTGATGGGATGCAGTATGCCTCACCCTCAAACTCCTCATAACACCCCCTTGGACAGTCAATGGTCTCATTCCTCTGGTATGTAAAGCACCTTGCACCAAGGCAATGCTCATAGGTCAAGACCCTGATGAGTGTGTCATTGTCTTGGCAGTAGTTGTGGTTTGACTCAAGTTCCTGTGAGCCAAAGGCTATGATGTTGTCAATGGCTGTCTGGATGTTGGTCAGTGGCTGTGAGACATGGATTTCACCTGAGGACATCACTATGACATACTCTGTCTCATTGACCTCTGAGATGTCTGTGACATTGAGCCTGATGAAGTAGATGTTGTTGTCACTTTGCCAAGATATTGTGTTCCAAGCAAATGAATTTGGCTCAGCAACACCATCAATGTCCTGACCAAGATATGCCCTTGTGCCACCACCACAGTTTGTGCAGGTGACTCCAAAGTATTGTGAAGTTGAACCATGTGAGGTTGCTTATTGGGTTGCAGACCCACTGACCTGTTGTTGTTGCACCAGTGATTTGCTGTATCTGGTTTGTGCCAACTGTCCAGTAGAGTGTTGGACTTCCCTGTATGTCAAGCCAAGCACACATATCAACATTGGATGCCAAGGGGTTTGTGTATGTGAAGTTGTGTGCATAAATCCAGTTCTGTGACATAAGTTTGTATGCACCATCAGGTGAGCCATCAGGTGAGCCATCATCCTTCTTGTATGTTTGGGAGTAGTCACTTATTTCAGGGATGAGGCACTTGGCTGACAATGGATAAACACCATAAGAGTCAGGTGCAGTCAGGTCAAGATACTGGATGCCATCATCAAGGTATGTCATTGGTCTGTATCCATTCCACTGTGACTTGTCAGGATACCAGACTTTTGAAAAGCAGGTTGTGTTCTCAATGGGCTGTTTGTCATCATCAAGCAACTGCAACCATACAGTCATGTTCTCCCCAACTGCATACTCTGTCCCCCATACATCCAGTGTTGGCTGTGAGACCCTGTTCCAGACATTCTGGATTTTCTCCCAAGTGTTCAGGATTTTCTGCCAAACATCATTCATTGCAGGTTCAGAACAGGTGACTGTCCCACCATCTATTGTGCAGGTGTATTCATAAGCCTGAGCAGTAGCAAAGAGCATAATGCCAAGTATCATACAGAGTATTACCTTTTTCATCAGGTCTCCCTCATCATCTCACCCATTGAGCCTATCATCAGCATGAATCCAACGCCAAGCACAAGGAACCTCTGGATGAAGGTCAAATAGGGGGGAAGGAAGAAGAACAGCACAAAGACACCTATTGAGAGCAACAGCAGTAGTCCACCAAGCACCATATTCCCCTTCCTTCCTATTTCAACCACCCAACACCTTCAAGGACTTCACCATTTATAAGCATCACTCATTCCCCCTGAGGAACTCAATGAATATCCAGATAAATGTTATCACCAATGGTGCAAACAGGAGTGTCCAAAGCCATCCATAGCCTTCTGCAATGCTGATTCCAACAAGGCTGATGAAATAACCCAACTGCTCAACACCACAGATGACAATGGCAAAGATGTCAAGGAATGTCCCAGTGAAGTTGCAGGTTGGTGGGGTTGGCTCAAACCCAATGGCACTGATTATAATATTCTGGACTGGTGAATTTGGGAGTGACCCCATAAACAAGAAGACTGACAGGAAGAATACATAAAACATCACAAATATCCATTTTGCCAATCTCAACCACCCCTGCCAACCCAGTCAGTGACAGTCTTTGCAATCAGGAGTGAGGCAAGGACAATGAACACTATTCCAACCCATAAAGGCAACCATATAACCATTGTCCCAAGCAACATGAATCCCAAGAACACCAATGCACCAACCAATGCACCACCACTGATTGTGGCAATGACAACAGCAATGATTGATGCAATCATCCAAGTGAATCCCTTGGTCATGCCCTCATCCCATCCAAGACCTATCTCCATGAAATCAAAATACAACTGCAAGAGGTTTGCAAGTGCTGTCCCTATCTCATCAATTATGACAGGTGGCACAACCTCACCCTCACAGTCCTCTGGACAGTTATCCTCATCCTCACCCAAATCCCATTCACAGATGTCATTGCCACATTCAAAGGTTGGCTCAGGCACAACATAGCAACTCAGACCAACACAAACCACATCTTCCTCATCATACTCATACCCTTCAGGGCATTCAGGAAGGCAGGAATCCTCATAATCTGTGCAGGTAATTGTCTGCTCTGTGGTATTCTCCCATGAGGCATAGATATTCAGTTCCTTCTGTGTTGAGTTTATGGGGAATGGGTATGGGAAGTAAGGTGTATCCACTGAACAGTCAAATCCAGTTGGCACTGCAGAGAAATCATACTGGATGTTGATGTAGGCATTTGTTGTCAATGGGTTGAAGTATCCACCATAGTATCCATCAGTAATATACAGGCTATCAACAACAAGGCAGTCAATGGCACATCTTCCTTCAGTGCATGGGATTGTGCATCCACCACCATTAGCACCTGCACCACCACCACCAGTCCCACCCCCACCACCAAATTCCCCAATTACATTATCCTCATACCACTGCAATGTCATCCCTGTCAATGTGATATAAGCCCTGTCTGTGATGTTGTGGATTCCAGTGTAACAGTGGAACTCAACAGGGAACTCTGAGTATGCAGACTCCTGTGCAGAAGGCACCAAGGCAAATGGTGTTGCAAATGAGCCAATGGAACTTCCAATGCCAAAGATTCCCTGAATGGCAAACTTCTCTGTTGCATTGAGTGATGTGAACTCAAGTTCACCCCATATCCTTATGTTCCTTATATCACTCAGGTCTGCACCTGCAGGGAAAATGTATCCATGACCATCACCCCTGTTGAATATTGAGGCATAGGCAGATGCACTGACCCATGATGATGCAATCAGTGAACCACCAACTGACTTGTTATGTTCACCACCACTGTAAGCATAGGATGTGCAGTCAAGGTCACAACTGCAAACTGTCTCATTTGGTTGGACAACAAGACCTGAACACTTCCTATACCAGTCAGTGCTTTTGTAGAAATCTGTCTGGACATTGCCAACAAATATCTCACTGCAGTAGGGAAGTGAGACTGAATGGTAATTGTCCTTGTTGAGTGGATATTTTGGGACAACAGTTATGTTCCCCCAATTTGACCCACCTATCAAATACTCAATGCCAAACCCTATCCAAGTTTCACTCTCATCCCAAAGGTAATCATAAACCTTTTGCTCTGTTGAACTGTTTGTCAGGTCAGTCCTTGATATGTCTGAAAAATCTGTAAGTGAGTTTGTTGTCTTGTAGAACATGGTGTAAACAGTTGGGCTTGTCCTGTCACCAACAGACCACAGACCCATCTCACCATTTTGCCTGTGGGTCACTACAACTGGAACCTGCATTGTGGATTGCAACTGAAGAAGGAATATTGTAACCTCATCATTGCCAAGAGTGAGCCTAACTCTCCCAAGATTCCCAAACCCTTTCTCATACTTGACATAAAAATCATCAATAGTTGTGTTCTCACCATCAGCAGTGAACTCAATGATGTCATGGATAATTTCAAGGTCTTCCCAGACATCAACAGTTGTGCCTCTCTGAAGGACAACATCATAGTCCCCACTGTCAGTGTCATTATACAGCCTGAACAGGTAATACTGGTTGCCATAGGTATGCTTGTAAGCCCAGTCACCAAGAAGGACTGAATATCCAGATGTCCTGTCAAAGATGTTCTCATTGATGTTGCCATCATTTATTGAGCCTGAGTTGGTATCATCAATGTAGCATTCCCTCAGGTCACTGCAGACATAGGATATATATGGATTCTCATAATCAAGGTATGGGGAGTATTCATCTGTTGAGTTCCAAAGGGTATCATTGACTGTGGCTTGTGTTGAGTTCAGGTAAAAGGTAACTGCATGAGCAGAAGAAAACAGGAGTGGAAGGAGAAACAATACAGACATCAGCATCAAAAAGTGTTTGTTCAGCCTCATATCAGCATCCACTCCTTATGGGTTTAAATAGATTCGTAAAACTAACAAAAAAAGGTTTAGGGTATGAACAGACCAGTGTCAGTCTGCTCACCTAAAACATTGGCTTTAGGATACCCACTACAATAGCCAGTGAGAAGAGCAGAGGTATCAGTGATACAATCAGTGCTATTGTGGAATCTGTGATGTTTGCAGTTGTTACAAGGTTGTAAACAACTGGAATCAGCACAACACCCAGAGCAACTGTGACCAAAGCACCTATCATCCTCTCAAAGTTGAGTTCAGCCATTTTTTATGTCACCATATCAGTGATATATAGTCTCTATTATATAGTTTTTCAACAATAAATGCAATACCATCATTTGAGCCTCTTTTGGCTCTTTGGAATGGTTTTGACCTTCCTCATGCCTCTCCTCTCACCCCAATGCCTGAGGATTGATGAAGGGTCAAACCTTCTTCTCCTTTTTGGACAACTCTTGTTGTCCATCTGTGACCTTTGGTCACTTTTTTTTGGTTTTTCTTCTCCTTGGCTTGTCATTCTTATCCTCTATTGGCTTGATTTCCTCAGTTGTGTCATACAATGGAAAAATCTCAGCAGTCTTGAACTTGAGCCACTTAACTTTGTTCATGGTTGCCCTGCTCAGTATCAGGACTTTACACCACTGTTCCTTTGGTGACATGAATGGACAGGCAATGAAGTCAGTGATGTTCCTTATCCTGTTATCAATCTGACCAAAGGACTGGGTTGTGTAGCATATCTGGACTCCCCTCTTCCTTGACTTCAGGAGTATTGATGAGATTGCCTTGTTCTTCTTTGAGCCTGATGCCCTTGAATCCATCCACAGCCACAACTCATCCCCTGCAAAAAACCCTTCCTTCATATCCTCAATGTCCTCAATGGAAGTCACTGGTATATATGGGAAATTGAGATGATAATTGGAATAGACCTTCACACCCCTCAAGTAGTTAAGGTATGCAAAATAGGTAAGGGACAGGGTCTTCCCTGCACCAAGTTCACCAACAAAAGCCATCAGCACCATTTGGCATCACACTGGAAGTGGTCTTACAGGGGGAGTATATTGTGGGACATAAACCCCTTGAAGACCTGTGGTCAGGTAAACAAAGATGAACATGATGAGACCAATGACCCAAACAGCAAAGAGGACTTTGACAAATACTGAAAACCAGTTCCTCTTCTCAATGGCACCAATCTTCTCAAGGTGCTTTTCATACTTCTCAAGTTCAGGGTCTTTCTCCTTCTCAGGCTCAGACCTTCTGAACACAAGGAACCTTTTAACCTTTGGCTTTGGTTCCTTTGGCTTTGGCTTTTCTAAACCTGCCAAAAATTCTTTCCTTGAGACTGGTTTTCCTTTTCCTCTCCTTGATGAGTTCAACCTTTGCATTCTTATCCTTCTTCTGTGCTGTCTTCTTTATCTCAGGGAACACAACCTTCCTAAAAGCCCACAACCCAAGTGCCTTGTAATCCAATGTAAGTATCAAATAGTCTTCCCTGACCTGTCTTGCTGAGGCTCTCACTGACCCCATGCTCTTTGAGTTCACCTGCTCAACAAAGTGGCTCTTGAACTTGTCAATCACTTCCTTGTCCTGTGAGATGATTCTCACTCTAAATACTCCCATGCCATCATCTCCTCATAATATACTGCATGACCCCCTTCTTGACCTTCTCATCAAGGTCAGCAGGAGACCTTGAGACCCTGATTAGTTCATCCCTTCCCTTCCTGCCCTTTGAGACCCTGAGCCTCATGAACCACTCCCCATAACTTGTCATTACATCATTCTTGGTCTCCTCACCAACAGTCATCACAACTGACAGTGCCTTGATTTCTTGGTCATTGAGTTCAGTCATAAGTTCAGGTCTGATAGTCCTTGACAGTTCAGTGATGACCCTTGCATGAGCCTCATCAGGAGAAAGGACTTCAGATTCCTCAGTCATCTTCTTGTATTTCTCCTTGGACTTTGCTATGCTCATCCTAAGCACCACCCATTGTGGACATTCCAACTATCCCAAGCAGGAGACCTATCACAAAAGCCATGACTGAAAAGATGATTGTAGTCAGGTTTAGCCTTCCCATGCTTGACTTTATGAGGAAGTTCAGAGCCTCAATCTTCCCCATTGACTGAATGGTTGATGGTGGAAGTTTCTCAGACTCAAGCCAATCACCTTTGATTTGGAGTGGTCTGTTCCTTGTATGGCTTGTTATAAAGAATGGCTTGAACCCTGTGGCTGTCCTGAGCATGTATGATTTTATCCCATGAAGGTCAAACTTGTAGTTCTTCACATTGAGTTTGTTGAACTTGATTTCACCATTGAGAAGGGCAAAGGTATCCCCTGACAACTGGTGAAGGACTTTGGCTTTCTTCCTTGAAAATAGGATTCTTGCAAGGATGAGCATAGACATGAACAGGAACCCTATAAGGAACATCCACACAACAAGGCTAACTAAATCCATCACTTAACACCTTTATCCTTCTTGTCACTTCTCCTCTTCTTGTATGAGAGAACATCCCAAAGGTCATCAAGTTCACTTGCCATGATAACCAGTTCAATGCACTTATCTCTCCATATCAGAAGATACAACTCTTCCCCATCATCATCAAAGACCATCTCAAAGATTCTCTTTTTCAAATTCCCTCACATCCCTTTCAATGAGCCACATCACAAGGAGTCCAAGTGCAAAACCAATGAGTCCACAGACTCCATAACCCACTGGAACCTCAAGGTATGGCATCCATATCAATCTCCCTATCTGTCCTGAATATTGACTGGTATCTCCTGATTTCAGGTGGGATGTCTGCAAGTGACAAAAGGATTCTTGCCAACATCTCACCCCTAAGGGTCAGTTCATAAATGCTGAGATGACTGGTATCTTCCCTTTTCTTCCTGACCAGACCTGACTCTATCAGGTAATTGACTGACCTGTAGAAAGCAGACCTGTTCTTGTAGATAGACCTTGTCTCCCTTGTCTTTGAAATCTGACCCAAAAGCATCCTCAACATCAACCTCTGCATATAAACAGACAGCATATTACATAGAACATATAGGTTGTAGTATATAAATGTTGCTTTTATTGGTATTCATACCTCAAACCTGCACCAAACAGGCTTGAGAAACAGAACAGGCAAAAGAGCCTTCCCTTCCAAAACACTATGTGGCTCTCAGGCACCAAGCACCCACATCTGTCACAGTAGTAGTCAATGTCCCCATACTTGAATGCTTTAACCTCTTTCCCTCTTCTTCTCCCTGAGGAACTCATCAAAATCACTCTGTGCAAACTTCCTGCCATCTATAATTCTTTCAAGACCCTCAATCCTTCCAACCTTGTCACCCTTCCTTGCAATATCATGGAATGTTTCTGGTATGAGTTTTTTCTCTGGTCTCTTAAGGTCAGCAATGAGCCTTTTCTTCTCACCCCTCAACTTCATGAGAGCCTGTGACCTTGAGCCTATCTGCCTGACATCCCTCTCCTTCAGTTCCCTTCTGATTGCTTCCCAAATTCTCCTAAAGGTCTCAAGATACTCTGGTTTGATTGCCATGATTCATCCCCCCCATCAACAAAGACAATGGTATTGAAAGGTCTGATTTCCTAAACCAGTAAAAACAACCTCTCCTATCAAAGCAAAGGCATTTGTCCCTATTAACTTTTACAATGACAACATAAGTGCCTTTGTAATCCCCTTTGTTTACAATCCATTTCAACATGTTTTATCCCCCCCCTCATCTGAACTCCTTCCTGAACTCTGGATAATAAAAGATTCCTGTCTTGATTCTCCTGCCATCAGTCTTGCCCTTTGTGTTGTATCTGATGAAAGTGAGTTCATAATATCCATCCAAGTTGAGTATAAGGGGTTTGAGATTAAATAGTTTGCTGAGGAACCTGTAGTGAGCCTCTGAGTGCCTGTGCTTTTTGTAGTTGTTGGATTCTGGAAGGACAGTGCAGACATACTCAGGTCTTGCCACAATGATGTTGCCTTCCTCATCAATCTTGTCTGTCATTCTCAAAACCCATGACTTGTATCTATAGTATGGTGGCATCTTCAGGGACAGCCAGTCAATGACAGGCACAGCCCTCAGGATGTCCATGATGTCATGGTATCTAAGTTTGTCAAAGAAGATTGCCATGTAGTTGCCATAAAGCCTTCCCTGCTCATCCTTCCCTTCCTTGCTTGAGCATAGGAGTAGTGCAGGACTCAGGTCAAAGTCCCTCTGAGCCATCCTAATGTATTTGACTGCTGTCTCCCTGTAGATGTTGTCAAGGTCAAAGAAAGGGACAAAGTAGCAGTCCTCAGTCTCATTGGTTATGCCTATGGTGTAGAGTGGTGGCACCCTCTGGATGTTGATTTCAAAAAGGTGGTTCAGGAATTTGACTGCCCTGTTCAGTCTCATTGGCTCTCACCCCCCCATCCTTCCTGTTGAAATAGTCAAAGACCTGCTCATAGAACATGTCTATCCTCTCATTATAGGCATCAACATCTATCCTGTGGACTTCAACAATGAAATGAACTATTGCACAGAATAGGATGACCAACAACCCCCCTGCAATGATAAACAGCCTATCCATCTTCCTTCACCTTCTTTGCCTTAGGCAATGGTCTTGCACGGACAAAACCTTATGCCATAGGAACTTGCACATCCCATGCCACTGCCACCATCACAGCAACTTCCTGTCCAGTAAACCCTTGACCCATCCTTCTCTTCATCATAACTCATGCCATAGGCAACCCTCTCACCACATGGACACTCATACTTTGCCATCATCTTCACCCCTTTTCCTTGGCTTTGGAATATCCAACTCCTTTGTCTTGGCATCAATGACCATGCCAACAACATGACCTCTCTTCTGGTGCCTCTTGAATGTATGCCTTATGTAGATGTCTTGGTCACAGTCAATGCAGTAGTATTCAACCATTTGCCTTACCCCCATTATCATACTTTAAATGACAGTCCTTGCAAAGAAGGAGATACTTGTCCTTGTTCCTGCAGATGTCTTTGAACCTTGCATAACTTCCCCTTCCCTTGCCATCAAGACCAGTTGGCTCTTTGTGTGCAAACTCAAGGTTCTCTTTTGTGCCACAATGCTGACAGCAGTTGCCAAAGGATAGCCTCAACAGTTTGAACTTCCTTCCCATATATTCACCCCAAACCTTTGCTATTCCTCTCACCCTCTATCTGCTTTTTGAGTTTCAACCAATAATACTTCTTAATTGATAGACCACAAGTTCTCATAATGTCATCAACCAACTTCAAAACCCCCTCTCACTATGTGTAACATTATACCAAACCCCAATTACAAAGAGCATAAAACAAAAAGCGATTAAAGATACTGACTGCCAAAGTTGGAATAAACCTATCATAAACAACAACATAAATATTAAAAAAACATACGCAAACCAAACAAAAAGCACCTCTGAACTAACCATCTTCACCACCCTCATTCTTTTTTGGAATCTTCAGACCTCCACATAGGAAACATCCTGTCACACTTTGAACAAAATGGTGCCGACTTACTATCTTTATGTGTGCTAAAACTCTTGCTATAAACCAACTTCATTTTCACTGGTGCATCGCAACAAATAGTCAATTTAACCATCTTCACCACCCTTTGCTTTGTGGGGTTGAGTAAGAACGCTGAAAGACACCAATCGCTTCTTTTCAGTATAGATGGGAGATATAGATTGGCTGTTCATCTTGTCCCCACCCACTCACTCAACCTTACCACCCTTTGCTTTGAGTTCTTTAATCTCATCTTGTAGTTTAGACACAACAGCACCCATCATCTTACATCCCCATTCTCGCTTTTCATCAGGTGCATTTTCAAGTGCCTTATCTATGTGCTTCTGCTTCTTCTCCAAAACCTGCTCAACCTCTTTCAGCATGTCGAGTTTGCCTTTTTCGTATTTGTTAATCCCAACCAAATATGCA